AAGATCGCCGTCGTCCATGACAAATGTAGTTCCCCCAAGTCTACTAATAAATTTATTAACTTGGTTATCTAATTTTCCAACCCGTCCTTTAGGAGCTCCGGATCTTTTATCAACAGGTCCAGGTGTGCTAATGCCAAACACTGAGCTAGGAGTTTCTCTACGGGCGCTGCTAGTTGTAAGGCCGCGTATGTCATCGTTGATCAACCCCTGCGTTACTAGTCTATCTGTCAGCGGATGTTGAGGTTTTTTAATTTTAGTTGAATCTAATTCAGCAGCGCCTGCTAATTTTTTATTATATTCTGCTACTGGAGACCTAGCATAGTTGCCTTCAACATTGTATTTTGTTGCAGCAACTCCGGGTACCATAAAGTTTTGATCATTATCAGCAACGCATCCTATCCAAAAACCACGTTTAGGATCACCGTCAATAAAGATCACCATGACTGTAGATCCTACATCTGGCGGAACAAACCACATGCCATAAGATTTCTGTGTTCCGTTATAATCATTATTTTGAGTTATAAAATCAACACTGGTTTGTCCAGCGAACGGACTCATGTATTTTACTTGAACAAGATTTCCTTCGGCGCCGCCTTCGTTGCCAACGGGTCTTAAAATTTCAACTTGTAGGCCGCCCATATAATTTGGATCAAGATGGCTAATCACCTTGGCAAGGAACGGTCCGGGTTGTGGTGTAGGCTGCTGTGATGATCTAATTTCTTCTGCCATTATGCACCGCCTCTTGTTCCACGATCGCCGCCTGCAACACCTTGAGTAGCTCTATTTGTACTATTATTATTTCCAGTTATTGCACCCAATATGCTGGCATTGATTGTGTTGACTGCTTGTTGTCCTTCATTAGGCGGAACTGACGTAGAATTAGTATTCTCAGGATCAGCTTGTACTTCAACTCCCGGAAACTTAGTTGCATAATCGGACTTATTCTTTTCAGCAGCTTCTTGCATGCCTCTTCTATTAAGATGCAGAACCTGTCTGAATTCTCCACGACTAAAAGTATGCGTAACAGTCATAATTTTAAACAATCCAGAATAATTTAATAATATTTTCGAATCTGCGAAATCATACATACCAGTGCTTTGATTAATATCTATCGGAGTTCTAAAATTAATCACTATATCAACTTCTCCAGTTTGATAACTCACCGACCCAGTGTCATTCATATTTGTTAGACCAGTGGTAGTAGGAGCAGAATAATTTCCTAATCCACTGTCACCAATATAATATGGATCTCCGATTATTTTTAAATCAACAGTTAACATATCAGCACCTTCAGTAACTGCTTCATAAAACTGTCTTGCTACTCGAGTTTCAACTGTTTCAGCGCCGCCACCGCCATGTCTATCCGAGCTAGTCATAGTGCCAACCGGTAATGTTTTAGTTCCAACAGATCCTATTACAGGATTTTTTTGTCCATCTAGGGGAGGAGTTTCGACATTATTGCCATCTACATTACTATTACTGGCCTGTGATTTAACGTCTTGGGATTGACTGTTATTTCCAGCTGTAAATTTTGTATAGAAACCAGCTTTTATATCAATACTAAAATCTATAACGTCTAAATTTTTACCAGTATAAATATAATTGTATTCTTTAATTGCTTGTTTTTTTAAATTATCAAAACCAGGTGCTGGTGTATTTGCTGGCATGAACTTTCCGGAATGCACACGATAGGGCACAACCCTATAGACTATCAGTCTCGGCTTAGTACCAGTCTTAGCATAGTTTTGTTCGCTGGGTATTTGATAAAATTCAGTGTCAATACGCCACCAAGGTATCATACCATTTTCATCAATCTGTTCTTTTTTCAGTGCTTGTCTAGCATAATCACTTTGTATAATAACTTGGTTAATTGCATTGACTACATCACTACTCTGTTTAAACTGTAGATTGCCCACACTAACATCAGGAGATGAAGGAATCCAAGTGTCAGTTTTTTCATCGTATGATTGTCCTTCTTTAGCATAAGGAGTATCACCTTTTTTCACTGTACTGTATCCCATGCTTGACAAACCAATGGCGTTACAGTTGGTAGATTCTTGCACTAAATTGGTAACTGATCCAATATTTGTTTCAACAACTCCTAACTTTTGGAACAATGTATTTTCGTTTGTGCTTGTACTAGGATTGGCTGTAGCAGTTGATGAGTTTTCTTTCTGATTTGATCCGGAATTAGAAGTTGATGATGAACTAGCAATATCTGTTGGAAACAAAATAACTATTTGATCTGCTACATTTACTGCGCCGTCTTTTACCTGCAGTCTTTGATAGTCGTTTAATACTTTTTGAAGTCCGTTTTCACCTGTTTGTAAAACTTCTTGGACTGTTTTTCCTTTAATGCCAACATCAGATTTAAGTTTAGTATATCTATCCGAGTGTGCTCCATCGTTCCATGCTATGGCACTAATTTTATAAGTAGAACCTTTACCGGTTACATGCATTTCAATAGTCTGTAATTTAATGGGAATATATTTTTTTAATTGAGGTAAATCTATTACTTCATTTTGTTCCGTAAATCCTTTAAATTCAATAACAAATAAAAACGGAGTTTCTACATATCCATTATGGCCTGCACGTTGAGAAGCAACTGCTATTGATTGCATAAACATTCCCATTGAATAAGGCTCGGTTATTTCAAAATCCATGGTAGTAGCACTAGTATTCTGTGTGGTCTTATCCCACCCCATGATACTATTCATGGTAAAATTATCAATAAAAAAATCAAACTGGCCGTATTCTGTTTGCACTCGGTTAAAGGGATCACCATTTCCACTTTTACAAATGATAGTCTTGGGACCTGTGGCTCTATAGGTAGTATCAGGAAAATTTATTTCTTCATCACTGAGTGCTGCCAGTGTAAAAATATAATTGTAGCTGGCAAAAATACCCAGTACATTTGGATATGGAGGATTAGTATCTAGTGATGTTGTAGCTGCTCGCATCGACGGTGCTTTTAACAAACTACTAATGTCAACATTAAAGGCGCCCAGCGGATCTTTTACTAGATTAGAAACTTGTCCTACTACTTTATTTGCTGCCACTTGCAGTTGGCCAAGTGACTGAGGTAAATTTGCAGATAATTCTTTAGCTAACCCTGTGTTACTAAGTTTGTTTATAGCTGTTGTAACTGCATTAGTAGCAGTTTCTTTTATATCAAAACCATATGCCATATATTATAATCCTAGAATTGTTTTCAAACTATTGCCTTTTGGAATATAAATTTGTGTACCGGGTATAAAATCAAATACAGGATCTTGTATAACATCTAAATTCCGCTGTGTAAATACCCACCATAGAGCAGCATCTCCGTACAGATCATAGGCTAATAAATCAGGACGGTAAGTGTATTGAGCTTCAATAGTGTAGAGAAAATCATCAGGCTCTGCTGACACTGTGCGAATAGATAATACATCTAAGTAATCATCTTTAAGTGTAGTAGTATACCACGGACTTTTTGCTGTATATTTTGCCATTATACGTACCCTGCTCCTGAACTTGTCATATAATCACCATTGACAAATTTTTGTAAGCTAAATGTTCTAACACTTTCTCTACTATAAGTAGGCTGTAGTGAGATGGTAAAAGTACTTTTTGTTGGTACATGGCTACCGCCGCTACCGGCACCGCCGCTTGACGATAATGCCGAATTTAACAGTGATGAGCCAGCACCAATAGCAGCACCCAAGGCCTGTGCGCCTGGTATTTGACTCACTACATTTCCTAATTGTCCTAATGCACTGCTGCCGCCGCCAGTAGAAATTGTAGAGATATAATCTGAGGCAGCATCTAATGACACTGAAAAATTTGTAACTACTACAGGTACATTTTTAAAAACATATTCTCCGTAGCCATTTAAACTAAGAATAGGAGGAGGATTGCCCGCCGGACTAGAATCACCACTAAACATTTTTGTTACCGATCTTAAAAAATGCAATGCGGCAATCCAATATTGTGCTTGTACTGCATCTTCAACATTCATAGGAGCAGTGATTGTTATAGCATCAGGTGCGCTGTTTAGATATGCCTGGAATGGATAGTTATTATGTATTGGATCTATAGAGCTGTATTTTGCACTGGATCCTATACTGATTGTAGGTGTATAAGGAAATACTAATCCACCGGCGGCCTTTAAAGGAGCAAATATAGAACTTGAATCAAATATTGTGCCGCCGGGCACTGTTAGCCGCACACGCCAATCTGAATTAGCATCGGAGCCGCCGAACATAGCAGATGACCCGATTAATTTTCCTATTATGTCGCCGCCAGCAGGAAGATTAACACTTCGAATCTTGCTGATTAGATTAGCGGGATTTGCTAAATTATTAAGCGCCGAACTTAATTGCATGCCTACACTAGATGCTGAACCTAATTGTCCAAATGATGCTTGTGCATTAGACCCAACAGATTGCGCTTTACTTATTATAGTACCAATGCTTGCACCTAAATCAAAATCTGCCATTTGAGTATCTCCTATACTCTATTTATTTGACAAAATTATCTGAGTAGTTTATAATACTACATGAGGATCGCATAGAATGACTAAAGTCAATTACCTAAATAATAAAGATATATTAGAAGAAATACACCGCTCAAAAAATACATTTTCGAGCTATACAAAGCCAGAATACAGTCGGTACGACCTTATACTGCCCAGCGTGGACAAGATTAACATACGTACAATCGCTGAAGCAAAGCGGGCCAAAGCCAAGAGACTCGGGCATCAAGAATACGATCGAAGAAAGACCGCTGGCGAAAAAGTCAAACAAGCAGATTGCGAAGTTGACTATAAGAAAATTGCCAAAACAGATGTGGTATTTCGTATTATGACCTTTGAGCATATACCGTTAAACACTGTTAGAAAACGTAATCCAAAGACCATAGCCGATGGGCGGGATAAAGTAAATTTCCCCCCGTACCAGCATTGGAAATACAACGAAACCGATGAACTAGAGTGTGTGGGTAAAAGCCATTGGAAGGGTGACATGGACACTGGTGCATTTAATAAAGATCACGGGCGGATAACAAACACCTTAGCACGTATGTTTATCAAGCTCTGCGAACGATATGCTACCCGTGGAAATGTTAGAGGATACACATATAATGACGAAATGCGGGGACAAGCCATTCTACAGCTAACGCAGATTGGTCTACAATTTGATGAATCGAAGTCAGATAACCCGTTTGCCTATTATACTGCCGCAGTTACCAACAGTTTTGTAAGAATTATTAACATAGAAAAACGTAATCAAGGCATTAGAGACGACATATTAGAAATTAATGGTATGAATCCCAGTTACTCTAGAACCAACAGTGGAGAGTACGAGGCTGGATTGAATAGATTTAACGAAGGTACTGAATGAGTTTATTCAAAAAAATTGCCTGTTTCACAGACATACACTTTGGTCTTAAGAGTAATAGTCATACACACAATCAAGATTGTTTAGATTTTGTAGATTGGTATATTGCCAAGGCCAAAGAACAAGGCTGTGATACTGGAATCTTTATGGGAGATTGGCATCACAATCGCAATAGTCTTAATATCACTACCATGGACTATAGTCTTAGAGCCTTAGAAAGACTGGGTCAAGCGTTTGATCAGTTTTATTTCTTTCCAGGCAACCATGATTTGTATTATAAAGACAAACGAGACATTCATTCTGTAGAGTTTGGCAAGTATATTCCAGGTGTTACTGTTGTTCATGAACCTACAACCATAGGTGATGTATTACTTTGTCCGTGGTTAGTAGGTGATGAGTGGCGTAAAGTAGAAAAGTCAAAGGCAAGATATTGCTTTGGGCACTTTGAATTGCCATTGTTCTACATGAATGCCATGGTACAGATGCCGGATCACGGTGAGATACAGCTCAAACATTTTAAAAACTTTGAACTAGGCTTTAGTGGACACTTCCACAAACGCCAGCAAAGAGAAAATGTTGTCTATATCGGTAATGCTTTCCCCCACAACTATGCAGATGCATGGGACGACGAGCGAGGCATGATGGTGTTAGAATGGGGCGGACAGCCTGAATACTTCACTTGGGATGATCAACCTAAGTTTAGAACTATTAAACTTAGCGAGCTGATTGATGGTGCTGATACCATAATTAAATCTAAAATGCACTTCCGTGTAACATTAGATATTGATATTAGCTATGAAGAGGCGAGTTTTATCAAAGAAACTTTCATGAAAGACTACGATATTCGTGAGCTAACCTTAGTTCCCGAGAAGAAAGATGTTGAAGTTCACACTAACATTGACATACAAGCCTTTGAAAGTGTCGACGAGATTGTCAGTAAACAGATTATTAACATACAAAGTGAACAATTTAAAGCCAATACACTGTTGGCAATATACAATAGCCTATGATTCGCATTAAGGATTTAACAGTTAAAAATTTTATGAGTGTTGGTAACCAGACTCAAGCAGTGAACTTTTGTCGAGAACAACTAACTCTT